AAAAAGTAAAATAAGCCGGGAGCGAATCGGATATGCCTATACATCGAGCAAAGGGTCCTAAAGGTGGTAAAGGATGGCAATACGGCCAGTCGGGTAAAGTCTACTCTAGTCGTAGTCAAGCCCTAAAACAAATGATTGCTATTAAAATCAGTCAAGGTAAAATCAAACCTAAAAGGAAGCGTTGATATGTATAAGAAAAAGAAAGGTGGCAAGAAACCACCGAAAAAGTATTGATTCTGTCAATACTCAATAAATATAACACAATACTCTGAAAGGGAGGCGAGGTTACAATGACCGAACAACAAACATTGGCACAAGATAACGCAACTGATGCGGTAAGCAAAGACTTAGAAAATCAGGCACAAGCAACTAAAACTTATAGTCAAGAAGAAGTCGACAATATGATGGCCCGTATGCGTGGTTCATTAGAAAAGAAACTTCTTAAACCCTATGCTGATCTAGGAGATCCTGATGAACTCCGTGCTTTAAGAAGTGAGGCTGAAAAACGTCAAACTGAACAGGCAATCAAGCGTGGCGAGTTCGAAAAAACACTACAAGATTTGGCTGCAAAAAAGGATGCTGAAATCCAAAGACGTGATTCCATCATCAAAGAGTATAAAGTCAATACGCCTTTGCTTTCATCGGCAGCAAAATACAATGCTGTCAATGCAGATCAAGTAAAAGCATTATTGGCAAATCAAGTTAGACTCAATGAAGATGGTGATGTAGAAGTATTAGACAGTCATGGTGCCGTTAGGTATAATGACAAAGGTGAAGCAGTGGGAGTGGACCAACTAGTGCGCGAATTCTTAGATTCGAATCCGCATTTTAAGTTTGCTAGCCCATCTACTACCAATACAAAAAGTAGTAATGTTTCGCAGTCAAATGCAACTAATAAGGTGGATTTAGCAAGTCTGGACCTAACACGTTCAGATCATAGAGAAATATACAGACAGGCAAAACTAAAAGGGCTTGTCTAATAACATTTAAAGGAAAAATAAAATGTCTGATAACTATCAAAGTTTAGTAAACTCTAGCGATTTGCTAGTTCCAGTTAAAGCCGCAACTGTATTCGCTGCTCACGAAGCAAGTTTATTCCTCGGTGGTCAAATGATCCCCGTGGTAAGCGCACCTAACGGTCTCCTACAGATTCCTCGTGTTTCTGGTGGTTCTGCTGTTAAACTAAGCGGTCAAACTTCTTATGAAGATGTTGCTGCTTCTAATGTCACTGCTGCTAAGAACTCTCTTACTTGTGACTTGTATGCTGCTCGCACAGTCGTTCGTGACTTGGGTGCAGTTGATCCTTCTGAAATCGGTCGTCAACTAGGCAACAAGATTTCTGCTGCTTTCGACGGTGACGTTGCAACAGCATTGGCTGCATTGACTGCTGGCACTTACGCTGGTACAACTTTAGCAGTTGGCGACATCTTTGCTGCTGTTGGTGAAATCCGTGGCGCTGGTGAAACAGGTCAGTTGTTTGGCGTTGTTTCTGCTGCTGAATATGGTAACATCATGGGCAGTATCGGTAGCCAGGCTTATGCTGGTGGTGAAATGTTCCAAGGTCAGGCTTTACGCTCTGGCTACTTAGGTTCTATTGCTGGTGTTCAAATGTTTGTAAGTTCTTACTTGGCTGCTGGCGCTGCTGTGTTCGGTCAAGATGCTCTGCGTATTGCTATGCAGAAGAATGTTGACGTTGAAATCGCTCGTAGAGCAGAAGCAGTTGGTAACGACGTTGTTGCTAGTTTACACGCTGCCGTTGGTGTCATTGACGCCGCACGTGGTGTTTACTTAGCAGCAGCCTAATAGGGAGTAGATGATGGCTTTCATTATAAGCGGCGGATCAGTTTTAAGTTTTGCTGAGTATCAAGATGTTGTTGATCGTGATCAGCGCCTTTTCGATGCTAATGAAGGCCTCACAGACGATGTAGTTGAACCTCTATTAGTTAGGGCAACTGAACGCATACTCACAAAGTTGCGTGCCAGTGAATGGTGGATGAGTTATTACGTAAATCGTAACTCATCTACCACATTGCTTACTACTGCTGATATCCCTGCACTAGATGCTGGTAAAATCATTGATAGAAAAAATGATTTTACTGATCTATGCGTATTCACTGCATTAGGTGAATATGTGCTTCCGTTGATTGCTGACTTCGGTAACGATGATTCAGCAGAACGTAAGAAAATGGGGTATTATGTTCAGCGTGCCGACGCTCTTTTTGGAGAGTTGATTACTGCTGGAGATTGGTATGATTTCGATGACGATGGCACCATTCAAAGTCGCGAAAAGCAGCCAGGCCAATATAACTTGAAGAGAGTGAGATGAGACAGGCTATCTATGATTATATTAAAGGGTTAACATTAGGCACTTTCAGTGTCACTAATGAACTTCCTTGGGATGAAAACGGAACACCATTATACCTTAAGAACTTTAAGCGTATCTATGTGGATCGTGATCAAACTGCTGAAGAACCCACTTACTTAACTATGGATGGATCTGTTGTATTGAACACTGAAACTACAACCGTTCGTGTTTACTTCACTACGGATGCAAAACAACTGCCAAGCAACTATGACTCATTAGTGTCAACTATTAAACTAGGAAAACATACAACAGATATCGAAGATGTAAATCGTAGAGAATGTGATGTTGCTACTAGTTTCGAGAATGACTCTATGATCACAGAGTTCGAGTTCAGATTTACAAAACTAACATAAGAGGAATAAAGCAATGTCTTACATTTTATCAGCAGCCGGAAGCACTAATCCAGTTTTAACACTGGCTAGTGGTGTCACTGGCGACCTAGACATCCCATACTTACAAGATGTCACAATCAATAATGCTAACGACACTTTCACCTGGTCACAACTTGATCAGAGTGCTAAGTTACAAGTAGCAACTACTGCCACAAATAGTATCAGTGGTAACATTGTTGTTGATCCAACAACATTCTTTGGTGATGGCACATCCACTGCTGGAAGTGCTGCCGCTCTAGGATTGATCGGATTGTCAACAGAAAAAACTGAAGTATCGTTCAGCATCAATATCGGCGCAAAAACCGTTAGCGGTGTTGGCTATGTTACTGGTCTAGCACCAGCAGTATCAGCAGATAGTCCAGTTTGGGTTACACCTATCACTATCTCTGTCAGTGGTGAATACACTATCGCTTGATAGTATTCTAAACCAATAGAAACAGGGCTTTTTAGCCCTGTTTTCTTTTATACCGGTAAATACACTGAGAGGTAAGATTTATGGATATACTAGAGCAAAAAACAGATCAAGAGTTATTACAAAGCCTCATAGCAGAAACCGCCAAGTCACAGAATGAACTTAAATGTGCTCAACGTGACTTAGAAAAGGCGCAGAGTAGATTGTCTTTTTGTTTAGTGCTACTAAACAACTTGATTAACAGAACAGGAGATTAAAAGATGAAACTAAAAGACATAGCAACTAAACCAAAACTAATCAAAGTAGAACTTGACAACGAAGAAGTTATCAAAGAGTTCGGAGAACCCCTTGAGTTTCACACTTGGGACCGACAGCCTCTTGATGTCTTTATGAAGTTGGCTGGCGCTAGTAACCAAGACAGCGCATCTATGATTGATGTTGTTAGGACTCTAGTGCTTGATGAGAATGGAAAACAAATCATCGACAAAGACAATATGTTGCCCACTAATGTATTGTTGTTGGTGATTGCTAAGATTGTCGACAAACTGGGAAAGTAATAGGCGAGGATCCTGACTGGGATGATCCTGAAGTCAAGATCATGTTAACACTGGACAATCTCGCCCACCGATACGGTATGCTACCCAGTGAAGCATTTTCTAGAGGTGATACTCTAGATTTGTATGTGTTAGATTTAGGAGCGAGGTGGGAAACGCATAAGATTAAGGCTGCTGAAAGAGGAGAGTCATTCGATAAACCAAAACTCAGTGAAGATGAAATGCTAGCAATGATAGCAACGGTTAAGGAGCGTAAAAAATGATTAGAATGTCGGTCAGTGTTGTTAGAAACTTGATGAATTCAACATCAAAAAGGATTAAATCTAAACTTGCTACTTTGCCTAAGGAAGTTCATCGTGAGTTTGTAAAAGTTACTCCTATTGACACAGGTAATGCTCGCAATAAGACTAAACTTTTAGGTCAAACTATACACGCTCGTTATCCATATGCTAGAAGATTGGATAATGGTTGGAGTAAACAAGCACCTAATGGTATGATTAAGCCAACAAGAACATGGATGCGTCGACGCATTCAACAGATTTTAAGGAATAAGTGATATGGCCGGAGATTTAGATTTTAAAGTTAATGCTGATACCAGTGGTGCAAGACGAAGTCTTCAATCATTAGAAAGCAGTTTAGCCAGTGTTACTTCGGCATTTCAAGGTGTTATTGCCGCAGTTGGTATTACCAGCATAGTCAAGTTTAATGACTCAGTTACTGATCTAACCAACAAACTACGAATATTAGACAAAAGCCTAGGTGGTTCTCTCAATCAGTTCAATGCTGTGGCTGCTATTGCCATTGGTGCTAGAAGTGATCTAGCAGCCACTGGTGATTTATATTTCCGCATTGCTAGATCAGCAGATCAACTTGGTATTAGTCAACAAGAAGCAGCCACTATCACTGACAGTCTAGCCAAAGCAATGACAGCCAGCGGTTTAAGTGCTCAAGAGGCTGCTGGTCCTTTGTTACAGTTAGGACAAGCATTACAAAGTGGCAAGTTCCAGGGCGACGAACTACGCTCAATCTTAGAAGGTATGCCCATTGTTGCTAGAGCATTGGCTGATGAACTTGGTGTACCCATTGGCGCATTGAAAGAACTTGGTGCTCAAGGTAAAATCACAGGTGACACATTTGTCAATGCCATGCGTCGAGCAAGAGACAGCATTGTCACTGACTTTGCCAGTACAGTGCCTACTGTTTCACAAGCCTTCAATGTTCTACAAACAGAGATTGCTAAACTATTCAGCAACTTCGAATCACAAACACAAGCAGGAGCCACACTATCTAAGAGCATACTGTTATTGAGTTTCGAACTTAGTAAACTAGGAACTAACATCTCTGAGATTATAGGTCCCTTAGGCACATTCTTAAAGATCATATTGTCATTAGCAGCCGTTACGGTTGTAGGTAAGGCACTAAAAATAATAACTGGCTTATTTGCTGCTGCTGGTGCCGCTGTTACTGGCACTGCTGGTGCCGTTACAAGTTTGTCTACTACATTTGGAATATTGTTCAACAACATTAAGAAAATCATATCTGGTTTTATTCCATTGGGAAAAATACCTGAAGTTTTAGGTAGACGCTTTGGATTCTTAGGCAAAGGCATTGCTCTTTTATTAAAATCAGTAGGTGCTCTAGGTGCTGGCATTGCTACATTCTTTGGATTAGACAAGTTAGGCGAACAGTTAGAATCATTGAAGGATCCAGCCAGTGAAGCCAGCCAAAGTTTAGAAGAATATATGAAGAAGCAGGATGAAGCACTTGCTAAACTTAGTAGTCAGGCTCCTCCTAAGCCACCAGTGTATGTTGATCCAGACGCATTAAAAAAGGCATTAAGCCAAGTAGATAAGATCACCATTGGCTATCAACGTCAACTTGGCGATGCTGAAAAGAGATTAAGATTCGAACAAGAACTTATTGGCCTCACTGAGAGTGAGCGAGCAGTTAAAGAAGCATTGTTCAACTTAGAAAGTGAATACCTAAACACAGTTAATCAGTTAGTTGACGAATACGCCGAAAAGTCTAAGAGCAGTAAAGAAGAAGATAAGAAAGCACTTCCTGAAATACAGAAGCGCATACAAACAGTCAGTGAAGCATACAGTAAACAGATCGGTGTTGTTAAACAAATCACTGAAGGAACTGTCAAGCGATTAAATGTTGAAAAAGAACTGCAAGGTCTACTAGACTTTACAGCAACACAGACATTTGG